CTTCTGCTCCAGTTAAAGGAGACAGTGTTAGAATCTTCGATGTCAACAAGACATTCGATACACAAAACCTAACGGTTGCAAGAAACGGTAACCCAATCATGGGTGACGCTTCTGACTTAATAGTATCCACTGAGGGTGCTGCATTTGAACTCGTGTTCTACGATGGATCACAGGGTTGGAGAATCATCACAGTTTAATTCTCATGGGAGTCTAGGACTCCCTTTTATCATATTTTTTCTAAATACTAATACCATAGAGTATAACAAATGGCTGACTATCAAACTTATAAGAAAATAAACGGGACGAATGCTCTGATAGATGGCACTGTCAACGCAGATAAGACGACTGGATTAGCAACTGCTGTTGTGAATCAGAACTATTATTACGACTGCTGCTACTGGGATCCTACGAATGGTGGTTGCTGTTTTCTATGGACGGTTCCTGCAAATACACAGACTATTAAATTCGAGATCGTAAGTGGAGGAGGATCAGGAGGTCCTGGTCGATGTTGTTCATCAGGATATAACCCTGGCGGATCAGGAGCATACGGTATTAAAACATTACACGCATATGATGGAGACTTTACACCAGGATCATCACAATATACTATCTGTGCTGCAGCGTCAACAAGATGTTCTTGTTGTGGATGTTGTGTAGGTAGAACTGGTTGTGGATTCTGTGGGTGTACATCTTATGTTCAAGGTCCAGGTTTAAATAACTTCTGTGCAACAGGTGGATCATGGGGTCACCACAAGTGCGGATCATGGTGTTATACTTGTAAGATGCAGACACAGTGTAACTGGTGTCGTAGTGAGGTACAGGGTTGCGTTTGTGGTAACTGGGACTTTGCTCTCGGTGGAATCAACGGTTCAGACTCTGCTAACCAGTACTGTAACACTGAGCACTACCCACAAACAGGTGCAGTACCAGGTCCTTGGGGTGCATCATTCGTTAGAGGTCGTGCGAAATGTGGTTCTGGTAACACTGTTGGTTGTTGCTACGGTCACGCACTATTCCCAGGCGGTGGTGGATTTACCGCAGGTACTGAGGGATCTAACTGTTGGGGAAGTTTTGGTGCAGGTGGACTAGTTGTTGTAACATACTGGTCATAATATAAATAACAAATGAGAGAGAACACTCGAACAAACAATGGCTACACAAGTAAATAAAACATTTATCTTTCCAGTACCGACGCAATGGTTGGGACAGGAACAAGATGATGCAAACGCAGGAGTTGCAACATATATCGGACCTAAAAATTTAAAGGTCTGGTTAGAGTATGATACAGATGGAGTGACAAAAACAGATAGGATTGTAGATACAGTTGACCCATCAAGGGCAGACTATCCTGATCCATTACCTGCTAACATATATGCGGTTGATCTAGATGCAGACTTGTATCCAGAAACTGCTGCTGCATTGTATGGTGGTATCGCAGGTCCTTTACATATAGAGGTTCAAGCAGGTCCTTCATCAGACCCTAACCCTTATATTGAAGATCCCGCACACTTCTCAGAAGTATATGACATGTGTAGTTTTGGTTGGGATCCAACTCTAAACTCTGGTGCAGGTGGATGGAAGACTCCAATATATTCACACGAAATTAATGATGTAGAAGGTAGTGACACAACATTTGGTTGGGACTGGGTAAGAAGAATTAGAAACAACATGCTAACAGCATGTGACAATAGAGTTCCTGCAGACGCATCTAATACAGCATTTGCACAAACTTGGAAAGATTATCGTCAGAAGTTAAGAGATCTTCCTGCTGACTGGGTAGGAGTAGGTACTGCAACACACTTGATAGTGTGGCCAAGAGATCCTGACATGGTAGTTAAGGACGCAGAAATTAAAACATATAAGTCACAGAGTCTCGCAGAGACAGACCCCAACTTCTATGATGGTGTCTTGCCTAACGAGAATCCTGATGCCTAAAACAAAATTGACTTTTTAGTTACAAGATTCTGGGAAAATTTTTTCCAGAATTTTTTTGACCCTTAAGATTTTTTCAAGATGGAAGACCATGTGAATTATGAAGTAAAGAGAACTGGATCAGAGTTTGATCCAATTAAATACTTTACTATGTTTGAATTAAGTGATGACTTAGAAGTAAAGGTTCTAAAAGATATAGGACCTCAAAAGAAATCGGTAGTAGTAATAGATAATTTTTATAAAGATCCTGATTCTGTAAGACAGTTGTGCTTGGATTCTCATAAGAGAAATGATCCAGGTCTACTGTCTTATTTGCCTGGCGAAAGAGTTTATCTTGAGACAACCGCAGTAAAACAAAAGATCAAACATATCTTTGATGAATTATGTTTTGATACTAATATATGGGGTGGTGGACACTGGCAAAATAAAGAATGGTATGAGAGAGAGTGGGGAAGAGCAGCATTTATGTGTAATGTTATAAATGATAAGACATTACTAGCAAAACCTGATGGTATAATTCCTCATCAAGACAAATATGATTTATCAATGCCTCCATTGTTTACACAATTTGGAGCAGTAATATACTTAAATACTCCAGAGGAATGTGCAGGTGGTACAAATATCTGGAGTTTTGATGGTCAGATGTCCTTACCTATGAAAGGACCTACAGGTATAGAAGCACCTTCATATGATCAGGATACAATGACAGAGGAGGAAATATTTGACCACATTCACTGGTCATTATTTAATAATGATAGGTGGAAGGTTGAACATAAGTTTGAAATGGTGTATAATAGAATGGCATTGTATGAGTCACGAGTATTGCATAGTCAGAATGTAGATCTTGGTATGTTTACCGAATACGATCGCATAAATCAGGTTCTTTTTATGTAACTATATAAATCATGAGATCTAAAGCATTTTTTATTAATGGTGGAGCAGGTAGAGTCATCTGTTCTATCCCTGCACTTGAAAAGTATGCAGAGAACCATGACGATTTTATAATCGTGGCAGAAGGTGGCATGAACTTCTTCAAAGGTCATCCTGTCTTACATAAACACGCATATGATTATTGGCATAAAGGTTTGTTTGAAGACAAACTTAAGATGCGTGACTGTGTTACTCCAGAACCATATAGAATGTGGCATTACTACAATCAGAAGTGTAGTCTTGCACAGGCATATGACATGGAGATCAATGGTTTAGATGAACCTAGAGAACTTCCTAAACCAAACATCAGAGTAACAAAGACAGAAGGAATTAAAGCACTCAATACATTAGAACAATTAAAAAATAATACAGGAAAAGATAAAGCAATAGTTATACAACCATTTGGTAGAGGTGTAGTAAACACAGATGGATTTATATTTGATCCAACCTCTAGAAGTTTTAACATATCAGATATATCTGCTATAATTAATGACTTAAAGAAAGACTACACTGTCATAATTATGAGTGAGTTTCAATTTGATACAGGAGAGAGTAAGCATGTGCATGCTATACCACAAGTTCCTGACATCAGATTATGGGCAGGTATAATACAGTGTGCAGATCATTTCTTAGGTTGTGATAGTGTTGGTCAACATATTGCTAGAGCAATGGACACAACTGCAACTGTTGTAACTGGTTCTACATTCCCAATCAATATAACATATCCAAATGAAAACACATTTGATATCTTTGATATGGGTGAAGGCACTAGAACTTATTCACCTTTGCGTATGACTGAAGAGGATATGCAAGACATGGCAAACGATGAGTGCATGACCATGACAAGAGATGATGTTAAGAAAGTAATTGATAGTTGTAGAAAAAGATTAGGCAAGGCAACTACTCGTAAGATAGTAAAACAAGAACCAACACAAGAAAAAGAATCATGTTGTGACGATCCTTATTGTCCAACAAGCACAGTAAAAACTCCAACTAAAGGTTTTAAACAGTAATGTCAGAATGGATTGCAGCAGTCTCTAGAGGACACAATGCTAGTGTAGCACTACTAAAAGATGGTGAAGTTGTATTTAATATAGAAGAGGAGAGACTCACCAGAGTAAAGTATGATGGTGCACCATTAGCATGTATTACTAAGATAAAAGAATACACAGATAAGTTAGACTATCTTATCTTAGTGCACACTACAAGATTAGATCAGCATAATTTTAAGATGGATTATTGTGGTGATGATCCTTACTTTGGTCTTGCTAGAAAGATGGGTTTGATTGATAAACCTAGAGACACTGAGTTTGGAGAGTTGCCTGACAATGTTATTGACATGGGAGACAATCATCATAGATGTCATGTTGCAACAGCATTTTATAACTCAGGATTTGACAAGGCAGTAGGTGTTGTAGTAGATGGTGCAGGTTCATGGGTTAAGTTTGGTAGTAAAGAAAAATTCTTAGAAGATTATTGGGAGACAGAAACAATATTTGATTGTGGATACCCAGATATATTTGACACAAAATACAAACACATAGGAACTAAATTTGCTGCACCTGTCTGTTATTATAATAGATTTGATAGTGCATTCTGGGATGGTTATGGTCAAGGAATAAGATACGAGTCAAAAAATAATGAATACCATGAACTATATGCTACACCAGGTGCAGGTATAGTAAAATGCTATGAAGCAGTGACTGAGTATTGTGGATTCCCTGCTATTGAGGCAGGAAAAGTCATGGGATTATTTCCTTATGGAAAAGATCCAGAGTATCTACCACCATTCTTTAAACAATTTGGTGTTGCTCCAATGATGTCAGCAAGTAGAGATGTATTCACTCCTTACTATCCTAATGGTGCTATCTTTAATATGCATATGTTACCAGAAGTATTAGACATAGGAGATGAAGATGAGAACAATCCTAAGTTATATAATTGTCAGAATAGAAAAGATGCTGCGTGGAGGATACAAAAGGAGACACAATATCAAGTCTTACAGTTAATTCGTAAGGCAGTTAAGGATACTGGACATAAAAATGTGGTGTTAACTGGTGGATATGGACTGAATTGTGTTGCAAACTATTGGTTTTTAGAACAATTAAAGGACGAGAACATATGTTTGTATGTCGAACCAGTTAGTAATGATTGTGGTACAGCACTAGGTGGAGCGTTGTTATGGCATCATAGGGTCAATCAAGACACTAGGCAACGAAAACCAATTAAAGACCTTTACCTAGGTCCCAAATATAATTACACTAATAAGGAGATTGAAATGACTAGCGAAAAATATAATGCACAAGTAGCAGAAGCAACACATGAAACTGTTGTAGATTTAATACAGAACAAAAATATTGTTGCACTATTTCAAGGCAGATCAGAAGCAGGTCCTAGAGCATTGGGTAATCGTTCTTTCTTATATGATCCTAGAGATGCTGATGGAAAAGATCATGTCAACACTGTAAAAAAGAGAGAGTTCTTTAGACCATTTGCAGGTACAATACTAAAAGAACATGTACATGAATGGTTTGACCTTCGTGGTATGGATGAGACACCATTTATGATGTATGCAGTTAACTGTCAACCAGGTATAGAAGAAAAGATACCTGCTATCATTCATGTTGATAAGACATGTAGGATACAAACTGTAACAGAAGAACAAAATAAACATTACTATGATATTATTAAGGCATGGTATGATGCCACTGGTTGTCCTATCATATTCAACACATCATTCAACTTAGGTGGAGAACCAT